TAACTCAACAGGTAACGCACCATCTTCAGGTGGATCACTTCATGCATCTTGGAACTATCTTGCAAAAGGACAGTCAACTTCACCAACCACTACACAAGGTGATATAATAGTTAGAGGAGCAAGTGCTGATGGTAGATTAGCAATCGGTGCTGCTGGTGAAGCGTTAAAAGTAAATTCAGCTGGAAATGGATTAGAATATGGATCTGCTGCAGTCATAAAAAAAATACATTCTTTTGAATACTCACAGAGAACTGGTGGAAATAATAGTGCTGGTGTTAATCAATTCACTTGGACAACAGGTTTTCAACCTTTAGACCCAGTTAATAATAGTTTTTGGATTGATGGAAGTGTTCCTGTTAATGCAGCAAATCAAGATTATTGTGGATTTGGTTTAAGGTTTGAAAGATCTGGTGGAAGTCTTAACGACTTTAATGGATATGGTGTTCAATATGTTGATCAGTCACAGTCACATATGAGTTTTATGGGATATAATTTTGTATATAGTGGTAACTTTGATGGTGCAGGTACATATACAATCTATCATAGATCATATTCAGGTAGTTCACATGTAGATGCCTTCGCTCCAAACTCTACTGATGATGGTAGACTAAATGCACAAACAAGAGGTTTTCTTCAAATTATAGAATTTAAGAATCCTTAAGAATGCGTAAATTGACACCAATTACTGAGTCTCAAGCTTTAATAAGGTCGTTACAATCTTTTGACAATTGGAGAGGTGCATTAATGCCAGATAATCCAAAATGTCAAAAAGATATAAATGGATTAGTTAATAATGTAGATTTAATGTCAGCTTGGGAAGGAGATCCTCCATCATGGGAGGAAATTGTTATAAGAAGAGATAAAATATTAGATGAAAATCGTGAATTAATTGAAACAAAAAAATCTGCTTATCAAAAATTAGGAATGACCGAAAAAGAAATAGATGTATTAATGGAGTTTTGATGCATATCAACAACAATGAAGAAATACGAAGTTTATTTTTAAATATACACAATCTACCTGTTTTAAAAACTAATAACTTATTTGGTCAAGATCATAATAATAAAATTAAAAACTTAATACTTGCTTATGAGAAAAACAACCCTGTAGGCATGGAATCAAATGTGAAGGCATGGTCTAGTAGTTATCAAACACATAAAGAGACTGATGTATTTTCAGGGTATTTAAATTTCATTTCAGATTTTTCACAAAACATCTATAATAACATGTTTTCCATAAATCAAGAACTTTCTCTTTCAGATTTTTGGGTATCTCATTATAAAAAAGGTGACTATACAAAAAAACATAATCATGGAAGTTCTTTTAATGGCAATGTTATTTCAGGTTGTTACTATGTTCATGTAGAGGAAGGAGCATCTCCTATAATATTTGAAGGAGAGGAACCCATTTATCCTGAAAATGATACTTTGATTATATTCTCATCATTCTTGTATCACGAAGTGCCTTCAACTGATGCTGAAAGGATTGTAATGTCTTTTAATCTAATTCAAAATAACATACCTAACCATAACCCTGATCACATAAAAAAGATGGAAAATATTTTAAAAAGTGTGTGATCCAAAAAATCCCACTTGGCCGACGAAACTAAAATAATGTGCTATCATAAGAAAACATTAAATTTATAAATCATTATTTAACAAGACATATGAACTTTGCAGTTTACTCAAAGGACGGTTGCCCATATTGCGACAAGATAAAACAGGTGATGGACTTGACAAAACTGAGTTATGTAGTGTATAATTTAAATGAAGACTTTGATCGTGATTCATTTTATGGTGAATTTGGTCAAGGATCAACCTTTCCACAAGTGGTGGTTGATGGTAAAAAACTAGGAGGTTGTGTTGACACAATCCAATTCTTGCGAGAAAATAAAATCGCAAAATAAAGACATAAATAAATCAACCGACCACATTGATCGTGGTTTTGAGTTGATACTCTCAGGAGGTAAAAAAAAGAGACCTAAATCATTTCGTCTGTTGTTAGATAAGATGATTTCTTTTTTTAACAAGGACATAAACATTCACTTCGACTTTTATGTGGATGTAAAACCAAAAAAATAATCTCAGGAGAATTATGTTAGCAGTAAGCATTGTGTTCGCAGCATTTCTGTTTATATTGTTTCTAATTGTAGGAGTAATAGGAGGATGGGTTGCAAGAGATTACATGATGAATTATCAAGAGGTTGAAAAAGTTCACCCAGAGATGTATGATAGAAATGGTAATATAGTTCCTGACGAAATTGTAGCATTCCGATTTGAAAATTATGACAACAACAGCGAAGAAGACGACGACTAAACCAAAAGTGGTAAGAGCAAAAGCAACACCAATACCCAATCTTCCAAAGATTCCATTTGCATTTGAGGTTCTTGATGCTGCATCAAAACAAAGAACAAAGGCAAAAAAGATTGAAGTTCTCCAAAGATATGCACACGATTCAATTATGGCTTTGTTAATTTGGAACTTTGATGAAAGTGCAATATCTGTTTTACCACCTGGTGAAGTTCCATATGGAAATACTAGGGAAGATAATAGTGTGACTGGTTCACTATCTGATAAGATTAATGATGCAGTTGGTAAGATGTCAGAGATGGGTTCAGCATCATTAGGTTCTCAAGATCAAGGTAAAGCATCTATTCGTAAAGAATATACTAAGTTTTACAACTTTCTGAAGGGTGGTAATGATAAACTAAGTAGTCTTCGTAGAGAGACAATGTTTATAAACATCCTTGAGGGATTACATCCACTTGAAGCAGAGATACTTATCTTAGTCAAGGATAAAAAACTAACTGACAAATACAAAATTACAAAGGAAGTAGCTGGTGCTGCATATCCACAAATAACTTGGGGAGGTCGTTCATGACTAAACCACTAGGTCAATTATCACAAAATGATAAATCAGATAAACCAGAAAAGAAAGAAACTTATTGGACTTCAACTGAAAAAGAATCTCTAAAAGAGACTTATGGCACAGAAATATTAGTTGAAAATGGTTCTGCTTCAGATGTAATGACAAAAGAAGCTCCTACAGATGCATCAATCGTAACTTATACAGTTGATGGTATAGAGCATCAGGATTTAACCAGAGGTTCGAGAGTAAAATTATTTGATATGTATTACGATAAGTTTAAAAACAATTTAAAAGATATTAATTATGGTGGTGGCAATATAAAACCCTCTATGTGGGGATACAAAACTCCATCCAAATCCAAAAAGAGAAAGTAATTCCAAAAATATCGCAAAAAAAATCCCGCCAAATTTTTGCCCTGTAGGGTTTTCTGTAACCTTTACTACATACTACTTGACTAAATAGTGTGGGTATGCTAACATACCTTTACGTTCATCCAAATGATAGAACTCACACTACTGGCATCACTTCTAGTCGAACATAACGCTTCTCATTGGGAAATGTCTTGTTCAGAATGGAACCAAAACAGAATTGAGATACTTAGTGATAAGAATCTTAACTCTGATGCTCACGAGTATCTTATAGATTACTTGAGAACTAAGGTGTCAGATGATTGTGATGCTTATATCATTGGACGCAAGTAAGCCGACTCGGAACGGGTTCGTTCATCCTCATGTATAACATTTTAATGAAATTAGTATTACTCGGTGCTCCACTTAATTGTGCAGATGCCAATGAGTTGCTGTCAACTATCAAATCATATGATCCTGATAGGTTACATATGGTTAGAGTGATTGTTGAGCATACTGATCCAGTATGTTTTGAGGACGCAAAAGCCGACTGAAGGAACGGATTTAAACATCCAACTACTTTAGGAGAAACCAAATGGCACAAGTCACATACCGTGGTGTCGTATATGACACTGATAGGAACAAAGCAAAGCAGACTAACAAGGTCGATCTAACTTACCGTGGTGTAAGACAAGAAAAAGAACTTACAAGTCTTAAGTGATTGAAACATTAGAGATATGTTTAGCATCTGCTATCTTTCTCACAATCATAACTGCTGAAGTTCAGTTCCTATATGGAAAATAAACACAGGAGGGTTGCATCCCTCCTTTTTTTATGCTATATTGATTGAAACAATAATATTATGGACAGAGCAAAATTAAAACTGATGGTTCGTAACCTAGAGTTATTAGTTGATGATATTAAAGCAGAAGTATTTTCTGATGTTGAATCTTATGTAAGTCCACCTCCAACCATCACGCAAGATTATGATGAAATATTAGAGGACGACGATGGCTACCCAGATTAGTAGAGCAAAACGACTAGTCAAAATGCTTGAAAGATTAGTCAAACAACCTTATCTGTATGATGAGGAGCAAAATAAATTAATTCGTGAACAACTAGAAGTTGCTAAAAATGAATTAGCAAAAATTCAAGAACAATCATCTAAAGGATTTAAATGAACGTATCACTTATAAGTGTCTCTCCTGATGCTGAAAAACATATGGCATATTGTGCTCGTGTAAGCAATCCAAATAATCAGGACAATGAAAATTATGCAGGTCTATTGAGATATTGTATTAAACATCAACATTGGTCAATTTTTGAGCAAGCATTTATGACTCTTGAAATTAATACCACAAGAGGACTCGCTGCACAAATATTAAGACATCGTTCCTTTACATTTCAAGAGTTTAGTCAAAGATATGCTGATACTAATTTGTTAGACACAAATATTCCTCTACCTGATTTAAGAAGACAAGATACAAAGAATCGTCAGAATAGTATTGACGATATTCCAGAAAAACAAACTAAATTTTTACAAGAAAGAATTAGACAATATTTTAATGAAGGTATGGATTTGTATAATGAATTACTGAGAGAAGGCATCGCAAAAGAGTGT